ATGAGTGAAATTGTAAAAATCGTTGGTATCAAGAAAACATTAAAGAAAGACACAACAGATGTGTTCTATTGGAACATCTTTTATGAGCAGGCATTTTCTGAATATGATACAGAAAGTGCTGTTGAGATCTACGGTAAGCAGACCGGTATGGAATTTGCCCGTGAGGATTTTGGTATTCATGTAGGTGACGAAGTAGAGTTCCTTTACTCCAAGGGATTCCAGGGTAAAGCAGTTTTAACCGGTGTTAAGGTTATCAAGGCTGCACCTGCTTCCAAGGTCAAGTCAGATGATGGAGACTTTCCACCATTCAAATAAGGTAATGGCATTAATTGTTCATTATAAATGCACTGTATGTGCAGGGGAGACCCGGTCTCCCCATTCTCCTAGTATTTAATTAGCTGATTATATAAAAATTGCATATTTGTGAGAGTCGCAATCTAACAGATAATGCGGAAAGGACGGTATGGCTTATGTTAACTCCTATGGTAGCTGCCGCGGAAGCGGTAATTGATGTTTCCCTTGTAACTGAACTGATTAACCTGGTTAAGTCCGTATGTGGTCTGTTCACCATTTTCCCGCTTAACGTATTTCTGATTGCATCCCTGGTATTTGTAGGTTTCAGAATCTTCAGATCCGCCAAGGGTGCTGCGAAGTAAGACAGCTTGGAACCTTTACCAGGTAGAGAAAAATCTACCTGGTATTTTTTTAATCAAAAGAAAGTGAGGTGTTTTATGAGTCCAGATTTTTTAGAAAAGATCCGCAACATTATTGTAACTCTTTTCGTATTATTTTTTTCGTTTCTGATCATGCTGATTACGTTTTGTTCTCTTCGGGTTCATGCGGAAGAATCTTCTGATTTACCACTTACAATGGTTGTTACTACTGATATTGATGATTCATATAATAATCAGTATGGCACTATTACATATACTCTGCAGAATAATGTTGACTTGAATTCATATGATGTCTGTGCATGGTATAGGGACGGAAAAGCTTTTGGGTCAGATACTGATACCCGTTCAATATCCTTTATTTGGAAAAGAAAATCTGATAATGTAATTAGTTTTTCGTCTTCCGCTGTGAAAGTTGTTTCTGTTAATTCTACGGGAACTGTCGTGCCTAAATATGGAGTTGGAAGTACATTGCAAGAAATAACCAAGGATGTAAGCCGTTATGATGACGGTACTAATAAAGGTTTTTATCCATATTATACTTTTGTCTCTGGCAATTATCCGATTGCTAAAAGTTATGAAGCTGCAGAAAATTATTTATTGACTGGTGACACTTCTGGTCTTGTAAGTGGTGGTTCTATTGATAACCCTGACTTTGAAGATACGGCTTATGCTTTTACCGGGTTCACGGTAAATAATAAAATGACTGCTACCTGGACTGGAACGACGGAGCGCACTTATCTCCAGGATCAGGAGGTTGAGGAGTATGTACGGGTCAATTATTACTTTGCGGATAAGGAAGCGCAGGACACGATAAAGCAGGCGGATGCGTACCCGGATGAATTTGCTACTGCAGATAAAACGTTGACGATTAATGTGTCAGGTCTAAAGCCTGATGATGAGAATTGGTTTCTGCGGTACATAAGAATTACGCCATGTTATAGGCAAGCCGGATTAGGTGCGTGGGGTGATTTTTACCACGGTGAACCTTCGTATGTTTATTTTAATCAGGACGGTAGTATTGATAGAATTGATGCTCCTTATATAAAAGGTGAACTTTCAATTGATATGGAAAGACCTGTAATAGTACTTCATGAAGCTGCTAATGGTAATCCTACTGAATCTGATTTTTCTTATTTTGAATTTAATAATGCTCAGAGTGATTATTTTTTTGAAATGAAAGGTAGATGGTATACCACTAATGATTTTGATTTATACCGTGATAAATTAGTTTGGAAATATAAGTATTCTACTTTATTAAAAAATAATCTTTCCACGTGGGTTTCTGTTTCAGATAATCGTTCTTCTGTTGGAAGATTTCAGTTTGATGTTTTGGGTAAATCGTCCTGGGATAATTTGCTTTCATCGTATCCGGTTGATGATAGAAATTATATTGGTGGCTCTTATAATCTCTTTAATAAAATAACTGGGTATAGTGATGCTTTAGAAACTTTGAAGATGTTACTAAAGCAGCCTTATTCTTTATTTAATGGATATGAGGTATATGTTAGGTATTTTCGCTATGATGAAAATGGCGGTATTCAGTATTCTAAATGGACACATTTTTATAATAATCTTGCTGATTCTGACGGCTCGTCAGGTTCTAGGCTTGATGATCTCGATAATATGTATTCTGAAAATCAGTCAGATAAAGGATTAACTGATGATGAATTATCTGATCTCGAGAATGGCGGAAATTCAAGAAATGATTTAGATGCTGTGCCGAAAAATAATTATGATTATTCCAGTTTGGAAAATGCCACCATGAACTTCTTTGACCTATTGAAAAATTTTGGTACTATGTTGGGTCAATTTCCATCTATGGTGGCTGCTGTGTTTGGTTTTTTACCGCCTTGGCTTATTGGTCTTATTGCTGTTGCTATTGGTGCTGTCATTATTTGTAGGTTTATAGGTAGGTGATCACTTTGAAAGAATTAAAGCTTGTTATTGATTTTTGTATCCGTGTTCTCTCTATTGATCTTAATATAGACGGTTATCATTTTACTTTAGCTAATGTTATTATTTATGGTTTGGTTGGTTTTATATTTTTATACATTCTTTTTAGAACTTTTCGTTAATTCCAGCCTTCCATTTCCTTTTTTAGTTCTTCTTCCGGTGTAATATGTTTTATTTCCGGCATAAGTTTAATATCTCTGTAAGCTTCTTTTATTGCATTTTTTGTAGCTGCCTTTACTGCAGTATAAATAAACAACCAAATTAGAATTAATATAATTAATCCTATAAAAAGTGCTGTTCCTAAAGATGCAAAGATAATATCGTTGACGCTCATTGTTTTCCCCTCCGTATGGTGTTTTTCTTTATCCTACCATACACCGGGGCATCTATCAAGAAAGGTTGTTAAAATGAATGAATATGAAAATATCGAGACTGTTGAAACTGTTGAAAATGATGATCAGGAAACTTCCTTGGATGTTCCTGGAGCTGATGATCCTGTATTATCCGATAGCACTGACATTGAATCCGATATGGTACAAGATGCCGGATCTGTTGCGGAAGAATCCCCTACTGAGTCCGTGGATTCAGGAGAATCCGGAACAAATGTCTACGTTATGGATAGTGATGGTAATTATATACCTTTTACTGTCGCTGTTTCGGAACCTGCGACGGAACAAGTTCAAATACAAAATTTATCTGCAAACGATTTTGAGCCTTATTTTTCGGCAATAAATTACAGGCTTGATACCATTATTTTCCTGCTGCTCTCTTTTTGGGTGATCAAAAGGTTAAAAATTACAGTTGCTAACATGACTGGTCGCAGCCTGGATGGCAGGAAGGATGTGTTAGATAGATGAGTCCGTGCGCTAATTTTACCTGCAGGTTAAAAGGATCCTGCATCAATGAAGATAACCATTGTCATGATCTTATTGGTTGTCGTGTGATCCGCGCTGGGGATGATGCCCAGCGGTGTAAAATGTGTTACCTGGTTAATAGTTGTCGTTATGCAAAGGAGATTATGAAGAATGGAAAACATAATTAATTATATCTGTAACGGATCAAATGAATTTACTCCGGCTGTGGTGGTCGGTCTGATCGTGTTTTGTTTGGTATTAGAAAGCATCAGCTCCATAGCTGCTAACTGCTTAAAGGTTGGGCGGTGATCGTATGCTTGAATTGTTTTTATTTATCATCGTTTTTGCCTGTATTGTGTCGGTCTGCGTCCGTGTCATTGTTACGCATCCGATCAGTACTGTGCGATATGTTGTGATTGATCTGTATAAATACTTCCGCTATCGCTGTTGGAATATATGTCATACCGGTATGATCGTATGCTATGTAGGTCTGTTTGGTAAGGGTAAAACCTTGTCAGCGGTGCATAAGGTTGTGTCGTTATATAAGCGGTACAATGACAGGAAGATTTATGACTTTTACCGCATGAAATGGGTCACCCAGAAGATACATATTATCTCTAATGTATCCCTGACTATCCCCTATGAGGATTTTGTATCTATGGCGCAGATCGTGGCTGTTGCTGATCGTATGCGCTCTGTGGATGATAAGAATGATACACTTACCTGCACCATTGTGTTGGGTGATGAATTTTCCGTACAGCTTAATTCTCGGAGCTTCAAAAGTAATATTGATCCTTTGTTCCTGAATACTCTGCTGACCTGCCGTCACCATCATATCAGCCTGATCTATACATCACAGAGGTTTAACCATGTGGATGCTCTGCTCCGTCAGGTGACCAGCTATGTCTATACCTGTAACAAGATATGGCGAATTATGGTACATGAACAGTATGACGCTTTTGACCTTGAAAATGCTTCTGATCCCACGCTGATCAAACCCAAAAGGTGTTTCGGTTGGTTTATTAAGGATGCTGCTTTTAATGCTTATGATACTCTTGCATGCGTTGGTAATCTTACGAAGTCATGCAAGGAAGGTGATATGTTAACTGAAGAGCAGATTCTTGATTTGCAACGAAATAACCCTGTGAATATTGACGGTATTGTAAACCCGTCACGGAAACTGAAACGTGCCAGCAAAAAATTGAGAAAGTAGCTGTTTTATGGGTGCTAAAATAAAATGCTCTGAATGTGAACATTGTAAACTTTATCATTCCCGGTATGGTAATCGACAAAGATGTTTTTGTGAACATCCGGATCAGGAACATATTATACAATATTTTTCTGATCGTGATATCCGATCCATGCCTGGTTTTATTGGTTATACTGGATGGAATGATGGTATTGTTCCTTGTAAATATACTCCTCGTTGGTGTCCCAGGAAGAAAGGCGGTGTCTGATATGACTTTAGCTTGTGTTATTTGTGTTTGTCTTACTGTTGTTTCCTGTTGTGCTATTTGCGCATATGTAGAATGTCGGGAATCTGATTTTGAGGATATCCGGCAGGATCTTGCTTTGTTGCGATCTGATCATGAGAAGCTTAAAAAGGAATTGGATGATTTTGAATCAGAATTTGATGATGAAGAATAGGTGAATACTATGAATGATACTAAACAATTACCGTCTTATGTTACTGGTGATTTCTTTGAAGGTGATGAACCTGATGTCATGGCTCTTGGCTCTTATGACTTTATTGCGCGTGATCTGAATGATATTAAGCGCAGTTATTTCCGTCTTGGTTTTCACCTGAACGAATTTGATCGTTGTAAATATTATCAGCAGTTTGGTTATACTTGTCTATCTGATTTTGCGCTGTGTAACTGGGGATTGGAACCGTCTTTTGTTAGTCGGTGTATTGCTGTGTTTTTATTTACTGCAAAGTACTCCGGTGCTTTACCCACTATGTTCCAGGAAGAAAAATACCAACCTTATAGTTATTCTCAGCTTGTGGAAATGATATCTATGGATGAGGATTCTCTGTGCCGGTGTTCTCCAAACTATTCTGTCCGGGAATTAAGAGAGATCAAAAAGGCTGCAAAGAAGAAAAAGGAAATTGCGACGTCGCAATCTTCTGTTTCTGCGTCTAAAAATATGCTTGCTTATGATGATGTAAGAAATTTGCATGGTGCTGCTTTGTCTGCAAAAATTCGTTCGGTTTCTTCGCTGGGTGGAATACTTATTACTGTTTTTGATCGTGATGGGAAAGTTATTGTTGATAATGCTAAATGTGATGTCTTATTTCGTGATGGTGTATCTATTGTTGCCAGAGCCTTACCGCCTGCTGTTTTTGCTCCGACGTATTCGGACGATTAGCAACGTGCACTTCACCCTTTACGGTAGGGGGCACCCGGTTAGCCTTGTGACCAGGGACAGCGCCCACAAGCGAAGCGGGGCGCGTCCTTGGGCGCAAAGGTCCCGGGGGCCGGGTTCCTGCCGTCAAGGGCGTTGCCTAGGGTTAGTATTACCCCTAGGCAACTTTTGTATCGTGTATCAGAATGGCTGTAACCCTTTTATTTACTAGGCTTTCGTTGATACAGTAGTGTGTATCAAACACTTGTATCAACATAACTTTTGTATCAATATGGAGAAGCATATGGAGAGCAAAAAAGATACTACTTGTCGTAAGTGGATGATTACAATTAATAATCCACTGGATAAGGGGTTTTCACACGATAAAATAAAAGAGGTTCTAATTTCTATACGTGGTCTTGATTACTGGGCTATGTGTGATGAAATTGGCAATGAAAAACATACTTTACATACGCATATAGTTATACATCGTACTTCCCCTTTTAGGTTTAGTACTTTGCAGAAATTGTTTCCTCCAGGATCTCAATTAGATATGCTCCGGGGTACATTACAACAAGCCCGTGATTATATCCGTAAAGAGGGAAAATATAAAGGTACCACGAAAGAAGAAACAAATCTAAAAAATACTTTTGAGGAATCCGGTATTGTTCCGGATGAGCACCAGGGACAACGTAATGATCTAGTTGCCTTGTATGATATGATCAAAGACGGAAAAAGTAATTATGAGATCCTGGAAGATAATCCGAACTATATGATGCAGCTGGAAAAGGTCGAACGGTGCCGGGAAATACTCCGGTATGAACAATTTAAGAATATAGTTCGTGAGATGCATGTGGAATACTGGTTCGGTGATCCAGGAAGTGGCAAGACTTCCGGAGTATATAAATTATATGGCGGATACGATAAAGTTTATCGCGTGACTGATAACCGGAACCCCTGGGATGGATATAAGGGGCAAGATGTTATTTTGTTTGATGATTTCCGTGCTTGCGATTTTGATATCAATATATTGCTTAAGTGGCTGGATATTTACCCTCTTGAACTGCCGTGTAGATATAATAATAAACAAGCCTGCTTCACGCACATATATTTTACAAGTAACATTTCTTTTGACCAGCTTTTCAGAACTGTGCAGTCAGAAGATGCCAGTACCTGGAATGCTTTTTGCAGACGCTTCAATGTGATCAAAGAGTTTCGGGACGGAACGCAGTTTGATTATAAGGGATATGATGATTTTTTGAAAAATAGATGGTTGCCACTTGATGATTCCGTGGATTGGTTCCGTAAGAATTATGGTGTAAAAGTTTAGAGGGGCTTGCGCCCCTCTTCTTTTATTTCTTAGTTTGTCAATGTTCTAATCTCTATTTTGTGTCGATTATAAATATGCTAATATATCCGGGTCACAGTTTGCTTCTATTTCCCCTATAGCTCTGGCTCCATTTATATCATCAGGATATTGACTACATATCTCATAAATCCTTTTGAGTCTTTTTTCTAAAAATTCGCATTTGATTTCAAGTTCATGTTGTGTCATGTTGCTCCTCTTTCTCCCCGTCCTGCCGATAGGTCAGCAATTATTTATATTTTTTCTACGTAGATATATTCCTGGTTTCCGTTGTCATCGGTGTATATTCCGTTGTACATTTCCCATATTCTGTTAGCTCCTGCTTCTGTGTAATTCTGGTTAAATAACTGTTTTCCGCTTTCTGTTACGATCCTATAATTTTCTTTTTTGGCTTTCTTCATTTTGTTACCTTTCCGGCTCCTGCGGAGCCTATCACGTTTTTGGGTTTCTGCTCTGGGTTGTTGGTTTTAGTTTTTCTTCCTGGGTCTTTCTGCTTCTATCATCTCCTTTTCTTATAAATTCGTTTTCGGTATATCTGTCTTGGGCGTCTGAATAATGGAAAATTTTTCTCCTGGGAAAAGTCAAGAAAACTATAAAAATCATTTTTCCGATTTTTATAGTTAGATAAAAATTCATTACTTTGAATTTTTACGGTTCTTTACTTGGACCAGGTGAAAAATTATTATTCAGACTGATGCACAAGACATATCGAAAAAGAATTGAAAAGGAGATGTACCGGAAAGACCAGGAAGAAAAAAGCCCCTTGAGGGGTTTGGGGTGTTTAATTCTTTTCATTGGGAACGTAGTGACCTTTGAAAAGTTTCCTTTCGTATCCCGGCTGACTGGACTATCAGGATCGGATATATTTGTCAAGGTCAGCGCAGCTGTTTATTTTAACCTTGATAAATATATCTGTGATCCTGATACCCTCGAAGTATGAAAGGGGGGTCAGTCATGAAATACCTAACGGAGAAAGACAGATACCTGATTGAAAAGTTACACCAGGAAAAGACACCGGTAGCAAAGATTGCGGAGATGATCGGATGCTGCAGAGCTACTGTCTACAATGAAATTAAAAGAGGTACTTTTATTGCAAGGGGTAAGCTGTGGCAGGATGAAAAACGCTATGGCTATGATGTGGGGCAGCGGATCCATAAGGAAAATATGAGCCGTAGAGGTCGGAAAAGAAAACTGTCTGCTGATGATCCATTTCTTGTGGAAGTGGCTGCTTTGATCCTGGATCAGAAGTACAGCCCGGAAGCTGCACTATATGCGCTCCCGGATCATAAGTTATGCGTGAAGAGCATATACAATTATGTCTATGCTCACCGGATCAAGGGTGTAACGGTGAATAGTCTGCCTTATGCCCGACCGAAAAAGGATAAAAGGTATAAGACGAAAAGAAAAGAATTTGAACGTGGAAAATCTATCGAAGAGAGACCCAAGGAGATCCTGGAGCGTAAAGAATATGGTCACTGGGAAATGGATACAGTTTATAGTTCCAGGGATGATCTTACATGTCTATTGGTGCTGTCTGAAAGAAAAACGCGTAATGAATTGATTTTTAAGATTAAGGACAGAACTGCAAAATCTGTGATCAAGGCACTGGATCAGTACGAAAGAAAAATAGGTACTCCGGCATTCCGGGGAAAGTTTAAGACAATTACCTGTGATAATGGTATGGAATTTGCGGACTGGCAGTCTATCGAAAGAAGCTGCAGAACCAAGAAGAACCGCACAACGGTCTACTTCTGCCATCCGTACTGCTCCGGGGAACGTGGCACAAATGAAAACAGTAACCGCTTTATCAGGCGTTGGATTCCAAAAGGTGATGATATCGGTTTGTATTCAAAGGCAGAGATACAAGCTATCCAGGACTGGATGAATCACTACCCCAGGAGACAGTTTGACGGTCTGTCTGCTGCTGATCTTGTAGGTTAA